GGCGCGGCACAGCAATTTTGCCTCAATCTCACAGCCGTCTCAGTTTCCTCCGGTCTGCTGAACGGTTATATTACTTGGACCGAGGAGTAACAAGCCATGCGATGGAAACTTATGGTAGCTCACTACCTCAACGTTCCCGGCGAAGAATGGGAATATGTTGAGAACGATCGGAAGACGGGACGCCCGGTTCGACAGAAGTTCAAGGTCCCCCGTTTACTCGATCCTGCCGATCCTCAGTGCTGGACGAATCGTTGGGGGAACAAGGACAACGAAGAAGGCGAAGTCATGGTTTGCCACGAAGGAAAGGGCGAGCCCAATGATCATGTCTTCTACGGCGATCCGACTCCGGATATGGTTCCGATTGATGACGAAGCGAAAGCCTTGTCCAAGTCCTTCGAGGAGCGGTGGAAGTACAAGCCCACCGAAGCTGCACAGTCGTTCTCCCAGTCTATGGTGGACCAGATGCAGATCAAACTTGCCGAAGCTTCCACGAAGCCTGCACAGGTTGAAGGTCTCGACAAGCTGACCGATGTGCTTGGGAAGATCGTCGAGCAGAATGCGGCGCTTATGTCTAAGATGGCCGCTCAACCTGAACGGAGGATTTAATGCGTGATTCGGTGAAAGAAATCATCCAAGACGCGTGGCTGATGGCGGACTTCATCCAGAAGGCTCGGGATATCCCCGAGGCGAAGGGTTTGATTGCTGGCGCTCGGCAGGGTCTGATTGACCTCTGTGTTGAATTGGCAGAACTGCCGCCTGATGAGGATGAAGAGGAAGAAGTGGCTCAGGGCGAAAAGACTGAACCCGGACCGGACTCCCTTCGTAAAATCTAAGGCTCAGCTATGACAACGTATGTAGACATCGTCAACCGGGCCTTGCAAGTAGTTGGCACGCGATCAGTCGTGAACGCTGCTGAACTCGCAAACAATACCACGAATGAAGCGATTGAAGTGAACAAGATACTCCACCCTGTTCGCAAACAGCTGCTTCGGATGGCCCCTTGGGGTTGTGGTATGACCACGGATAACCTTGTCTACATCACCTCGGTTCCCGGCACACCCGAGAACCAGTCTACACTTCCGAATCTGTGGCAGCGTGGCATCCCCACGCCGCCATGGACTTACGAGTATCAATACCCAAATGATTGCTTGCTTACTTGTTGGATCATTCCCGGAACCCAGACCGGATACTCTGGCGCAATCCCAATCTCGCCTGTAACTACAGGATTCTCCCCTGCGGTATGGGCTGGCGCGCCTGTGCGATTTGAAGTCCAAACCGATCAATTCCGTCCGGTGACTGCTGCGACTGTGGTTGCTGGTGGGACTGGGTATGTAGTTGGCGATATCATCACGCTTGAATCTGGTGCTGTGGATGAAGCACCAATTGGCGCACCGGCTAAGCTTCGCGTGGAAACTCTGTCTGGTTCTGCGGTTGCAACTGTGTCTGTGGTTTCACAGGTTATCGACGCTGATCCGGAACTCGGTGGCAGTTACTTCGCTAAACAAACCAATCCAGTGGCCCAAGGCTCTACCGATGGCGTAGGCACAGGCGCAACTTTCAACCTTACACAAGGTTCCGCGCAAGCCCAGCGAATCATCCTCACTAACCAGCCCAGTGCTGTTATGGTCTACGTCAAGAACGTGGATGATCCGAATGTTTTCGATGACGCCTTTCAAGAAGCCTATGTCCGAATCCTCGGCTCGATGCTTTGTCAGCCTCTCTCCGGAGACAAGAAACTTGCTGGCTTATCCATCGACATGGCAAACAAGATCATCGAAGAGGCTCGGGTATCTGATGCGGGCGAAGGCCTCACCATCAACGATGTAACCCCCGACTGGATTCGCGTCCGCGGATACGGTACGGGCAACACATTCACAGGGCCGTTCTCAGCGTTCAACTGGGGTCCGTTGTGGGGTGTCTTTTCATGAGTGAGATTTCGGTACAGGCATCGTTTAATGCTGGCGAATGGGCACCGACGCTAAATGCTCGTGTTGATCAAGCCAAGTACAAATCCGGTGCAGCACTGTTAGAGAACTTCTTCGTGGATTACCGCGGAGGTGCGAGTTCGCGCACGGGCACGCAATACATTGCCCAAGCCTACAAATCAAACACCCAAGTCCGAATCATCACCTTCCAAGTCAGCTTCAACGTCGGCTACGTTCTCGAGTTCGGTGATGGATACATTCGGTTCTGTTTCAACGGATCGTTGATCCTTGAAGATTCATTCGTTGTGTCCGGGGCGTCGCAGGCAAACCCATGTGTGATCCAAGTCGTTGGTAATGACTTCGCCATCGACGATTGGATTTACATCGGTGACATTGTCGGCATGACCCAACTCAACGGTCGGTTCTACAAAGTCACCAACGTAGTTGGAGCCGCGGTTACTCTAGCCGATGTTAATGGAACCGCAATCAACTCCACTGCCTACACTGCATATACCTCAGGCGGTACCGCAGCGAAGGTCTATACTCTGACCTCGCCATATACCTCTGCTGACGATCTTCGTTTGATCAAGTTCACCCAAGCAATTGATCAGATGATCCTTTGCCATCCCAACCACGAACCTTATGAACTCTCAATCATATCCTCCAACAACTGGACACTAGCCCCGGTTGTGATCGGAGCATCGATCACTGCACCAAGTCCACCTTCTATAACCACCTCACTCGCTGGCGGCACTGTCAACTATTCCTATGGTGTGACCGCTATTGACAGAGAAGGTCAAGAATCAGCGATGTCTGTAGCTGGCAGCCTCCTGTCTAAACAAGACATCCGAACTGTTTCCGGCAGCAACCAAATCACTTGGGGCACTGTGTCAGGTGGTATCGCATATAATGTCTACAAAGCCAGTGTCTCCTACATCGGTCCGGTTCCGATCGGTGCGCAGTATGGATTCATCGGGTCAGCGAAGGCAACGACGTTTGTAGATTCAAATATTGGTCCAGACTTCACACAAACCCCGCCGATTTCTCAAAACCCATTCATCGGTGCTGGCATTGATGAAATCACCATCACCACACCCGGCGCTTATACCGCAGTCCCAACTGTCTCATTCGTTGGCGCATCTGTCATTGCCGCTCAGGGTGTGGTGCAACTTGGTGCGGCTGGAACTCCAACGATCAATTCAGGCGGCTCCGGATTCGTTGTCGGCGAACGCGTAACATTCCCCAACGGAATTATCCTTCAGGTTCTCACCGAATCTGCGGGTGTTGTCACAGCATGGTCGGTTTATAGCACTGGTGCAATCACCACAGGATCAACACCAGCGAATCCGCTGAACCAACTAAGCTCAGATGGCGCTGGTGTATTTGCTAGCATTAACGTCACCTATGGTGTCACCGGAATCATCATTACAGTCCAAGGCGGTGGATATTCTGCTCCACCGACTCCCACGTTCTCCGCAGGTGCAGCTGCAGCAACTGCAACCCTGACCGAGGCTGGTACAGGCAATCCAACAGTCCCGAGCTTCTTCCAGCAACGTCTTGTTCTCGCGGCCCCTCCCGGTGCACCGCAAAGCTTCTTCATGTCCAAGCCCGGAAGCGATTCGTATTACAACTTCGACATCTCCTCGCCGGTACGATCGGATGATGCCATCTCCGGGACGATCGTATCGGGCGTGTTGAATACGATCAAGTCGATTGTGTCATCAACTGCGGGTATGCTGATCCTCACCGACAAAGCCTCATGGCTGGTAAACGGCGGGCAATCCGGTGCTGCGGTCACTCCGTCAGCCATCGTTGCGAATGCACAGTCATTTATCGGTGCAAACGATGTACCACCGATCGTTGCGAACTATGACATCCTTTATGTCCAATCCAAAGGTGCGGGTGTTCGCGATCTAGCCTATAACATCTACTACAACGTCTTCACCGGCACCGACATCTCCATTATCTCCTCCCATCTATTCTACGGCTATGAAATCACTGAATGGGCATGGGCTGAGCATCCGTTCTACATGGTTTGGTGTGTTCGCGATGACGGGGTTATGCTCACCCTGACCTTCCTCAAAGAACAAGAATTCATCGGTTGGTCTCACCACATCACCGATGGGTATTTCAACTCTGTCACAGTGGTCACCGAAACCGAAGATGACGTTGGGGCCACCGACGCTGTTTACACCGTCGTCGAACGTGAGATAAACGGCAACACCGTGCAATACATCGAACGGTTTGCTCCGAGGATTTTCCCGAATGGTCTGGAAGATGCATGGTGCGTTGATTCGGGACTGCATTATGAAGGCGCATCAACGACCACACTCTCTGGTGGACAACATCTCGCAGGGGAAACCTGTACTGGCCTTGCTGACGGTGTTCTGATCCCAGACTTCGTGATGCCTGCAGATGGTAACTTCACAATTCCGACAGCTGCGACAAAGGTAACGGTCGGTCTCAGGTTCACTTGCAAACTCAAAACCCTCGCACTTGATCTAGGCGAACCTACCGTCCAAGGCAAATCTAAGAAGATCAATCACGTCGATGTCCGCGTGGCTGATACACTTGGCCTTGAAATAGGTCATGACTTCGATCATCTCACCTCGATGAAAGACCTTGTCCTTGGCAATGTCTCCTCAATGTTGATCGGCCAGCAGTCTCAGTTGATCACTGGCTTGACCACAGGCGATGCTCGTACTTACCTCACCGGGGCCTATACCATCCCGGGACAATACTGCATCCAGCAATCAAACCCCTATCCCGCCACAATCCTTGGCGTGTTCCCAAGCTATACCATCGGAGACGACCGATGAAGTTAGAGATATACAACATCACCAAAGAGCAAATGAAACAGTTGATTTCTT